TCTATAGTATCGTCTTTTGCTTTATTTAAAGCATCCGTTTCTTTTTTTGCCCTATCTATTATTATTAGATTTTGTTCTAATAGTGCGTTAGCTTGAGCAGTTTGCGTAGCTCTATCGGCTTCGGTATCTATTGCGTTTCCTAATTGATTATTTACTGTTGCAATTGCAATAGCTCTTTCTTCGTCTTTAGTACCTGCCTTACTAATCAAATCTATATAAGCCACCATCTCTCTATTGAGAGCCTTTTGTGTCGTGTCTATTTCTTCAAGTTGCTTTTTCTTTTCCCTTTCTTGCTTATTTGTAAACCCTAATACATCTGAATAATGTTCCCAATTAGACACTAACTCTCCTAAAAGAAGAATAAATACTCCTATACCTGTAGACGCAATTGCACCTCCTAGTCCTTTGAAAGACTTTGATAACCTACCCACTTGTCTACCTGTAGACTTAAAAGATCGTAGGGATTTTGATAAGCTCCTAGGTAAAACACTTTGGAAAAGGTCAGCGATACCTCCCCAATCTTTCTTCGTTCCTTTTGAAGCTCCCTTACTTTTCTCTTGTAATTCTACTACGGCTTTACCAGTCTCTTCTATAACAGGAATAGCTTGAGAATTATTTGCAATTATATTCATCTTAGTATCTTTCATCCTCTAGTACCTTTTGCCATTATTCCAAATTAGTTTTAACTTTTTCCCTAGTGTAGTACCTGTCGAGAAGCCTCCATACCATTGTGTGTATATAGCTCTACCTTTATATATACGGTGATTTGCAATCCTTATAGAAGCAGGAATACCATACCCTACTGAGTTCATCCAATGGTCCATGTTATGCTAAGTTCCAAATTAATGTATCGCCTGAAGCAAGATTTAAATATATAAGTTCGTCGGGTGTTAGATTCCAGTATGCGCCGTTAGAAGATAATGGGATAGCAGGTATTCTAATTTGAACTATATTAATGTCTAAAATCCATGCTACGTCTTTTCCTGCTTCTCCTTGGCAAAGGACTTGGTAGTAAGGTGGGTTGCCTGTAGTCTGCTTCTGCTGTATAGATAAGCCTCTAACTGCTCCTGCTTCTCCTTGTGCATTTATTAGAGTTGTCGTCCCTATATTTTTCGCGGTGCTTTCTACGTTTCCTACTGAAGCTTGGTAAGTCATAGAATACGCCTTACCTGAGACACCTGAAGTTCCACCCGTTTCTACCGTTACTATATTCGCGGTAATTAAATAAATTGAGTTAAAACCTATAAGCATATCAACCTCCCCACCTGGAGTTAAGGCAGCGGTATAGGTTGCGTCGGTAGTCGTTAGGTACATCTTAAAGTTCTGCACCGATCCGTTTATTCCTCCCTCTGTTATTCCACTTCCTTTTGAAAAAGGTAGCCTCCCTATAACTGCTCCTTGGGTAGCTTGAGTATTTGATATAGGACTAAGGTCCGCTAAATTCGGGTCTATTCCTACACCTCCATTAAACCCACCCACAAGACCATCTTCAAATCCATGCCCTCCGTTTCCTCCTCCACCCTGAGTTGGTTTAAGCATACATACCGCATCGTCTTCATTCCATACATATCCGTACTTCTCACAACAATCTCTAGTAGGGGTTACAACAAGTCCTGTAATATTATTAACGAAAGATATAGTTCCGTTTACGTTAGATTGGTGAGGTCTAGCGTCACATCCAGAAGTTGTATTAAATTCTCCTGACTGAATTACTTTTATGAGTTTTAAATTACATAGCTTGTTTCCTCCTGTTGCGTAATTATTTACTTCTAAGACTCTCCACCATGCGTTCTCTAAAAAGTATTCTGAGTTCCACTTTAAGTCGAGAATATCTTGAGGCGTTAGGTAAGCCTTGCAAGTCAGAATCCTAGAGTCTTCAGAGTAGCGTGTATGCATAAATCTTGCCCAGTAGGTTTGGAAGCATTGGTTTAGAGAAATACCTTCTCCTATATAGGGTGAACCTACATTGTCAGGATAGTCATATCCCCACGAAAGACTTAAACTAGAATCTACTACAGGCGTGTCGCTAAACTCAGAAAAGAAAGGGTATTCTTGGAAAAGAACATTATCATTCTCTGTCCCAAGATAAAAACTACCATAAGAAAGATTAGAGGCGTTCCATTGTATTCCATGATAGTATGAAAGTATGGGTTTTGCGCTTACGCTTGTTTTCTCCCCTTCTTCTCCTATGCTAAAGTCATAAAACCTTTGTACTAAAACACGGTTTATTTCCGTAGGTCCATTAAAGAAATTGCTCGGTATAGTGCTTAGTCTTAGAGGTTGGAACTTCCCACCTATAACCTGCTCATCAGTTACAAAGTCAGGCGTAGAGTTATTATATATAGCTTGACCTTTTACCCAACCTACATTATCTTGCCACCATGCGTTACTCCAATCCTCCCCTTCTCCATCAGTAAATTTTATCTGTTTCTTTTGGTATATCGTAGTAGGTTCTATTTTTATAGAATCAACATCAACTTTAGTGGACCAGTCTTCAAATGAGGCATTAGCGTCTACAAAGTCGTTCCATGGTTCTATGTTTAATACTGTAGGATTTTCGTTTTCCGTAAGTAAAACTAAATTGAATCGTTGTATTATTTCTTTTACCCATTCCCCTACTTTCATAGAAGGGAAATTCTCTCGGACGTTTACTATGCCTCCATCCGCTGTATAGTTAAGAAGTGAAACGTATGTACCTAATCCAGACGATCCAAAGTCATCTGAATATATTACTATAGGTACTGAAGCGTTAGTGGAGATTAAGTTAAACTCTACAGAGTCCCCTTGGTTAATCTGAAGCTCAGCGGTTGCATTATATTCATGGTTGTCTGAACCGTATGTATAAGTGTTGGAATCCGTATAGACAGGGTTAAAGTTTACTGGACCTGTTATTGCAGAATAAACTGTAAACGTAGTTCCAGTTGGAGGTGTTGCACAAGTGAATTTAAAGCTAAGAACAAAAGTATATGTACCTGTGAACGGTGCAGTAAAAACTCCACTTTGAAAAAGAGCGTCTGGGTCGTAATATAGTCCTGTTTCATTGGTTAGATACGGACCTAAATTAGTGAGGGGAGGAGAGATTGGAAAAGGCTGTATAGTAGTATCACTACTTAGTCCGACACGAAGTCCGTATGTATCTCTAAGAACTATTTGACTTTGTTCAGTTGCAAGAGTCATATATATCTTTACAAAGTGATGGGTATTAAAGAAGGTAGAGGATATTGAAAACCCTGCGTACTTAGCTATCCGTTCAAATAACCACTTTATTTGTATAGCAGGTTTTTGACTTGTGGGTGGGATTTCGGAGTTACCTACACCCATGCCTGACAATGCGTATCTAAAAAATCCTTTATCTCCATTTTCTCCCCAAGGCATAGCAGTATCTGAAAGTGGGTATACTATAACGCCTGGACCAACCTGTCCTGTAGTAATATCGGTCAGTACGTTCCAACTTGCTTTTATATTCGCTGCGGTTAGATTGTGGTCTAAGTCAGTATCTAGTGTTCCGTCATTTGGGTTTATGAATAAGCCTTGGAAGGACAAGTCTCTTATCTTTTCAAAAAAGTCTGCTATTTCTCCTAATACACTAACCTCATAATTTTCCTCATCTACAGAGTGGAGCTGCAAGATACCCTGAAGAATAACTACCCCCCCATCGAAAACCTCTACGTGGGTTTTTATTTGAGGCGAGAAGGTTGCTGAAGTAAAGTTTACGTTATAGAAGTGTGCGAAGAACTTATCGTTTACTCTAGATCGGGGCATACTAAAACGTAAAGAGTGGGGACTTCGCTTTGCGCTAATATCCGATAGGTCGTCAATCTTATAGTTAAACTCTACAGGCGTTTCTTGTACGTCTAAAGGAGTACGGTTCTGATTGTCTTGTGCATTAGCTATTATCTCTATCATGGTATTAATCGGCTTACTTCGACTTTTAAGGAATACTTCACATAACCATCGTGCCTACCCACCTTCTTAATTAGACTGCTCTCTTTTACTATTACCCTTACATATCCAGGGTTTGTAGATAGGATATTGCCAAACTCCGTTCCATAGGCATACACCCGTTCTGACGTTATAAGAGAAGATATAAGGGGTTGTAATACTTCAGGGGACTGCTCTATCGTAGTTAGCTCTAATACCGTAGATGTATTGGGTTTTAGAGATACTAGACCACCTTGGTAACTTTGGTCTTTGTATGCGTTTGTTGAACCATTTGCATCGTATGCGTTTCCTCCTCTCGTTTTATAGGTGGTACGTTTTACATTCTGAGTTACTTTATTTAACCCTGAGAAAAGGAGTTGGTCTACACCCCCCACACTATTCCACCACCCAAGGGTATAATGAGGGTCGAACCTCTCGCAATCGGATCGGTTAAATCTATATGTCTCCGACGAAGGAACTATTCCTGCATTATCACTAGAGTAGTATACTGTGTAGTAATCCCAAGTTGGTTGTGCTGAAGGTCTTATATTTGTGTCTATACTTTGAGCCTCTAAGTTGGCAGGGAAGCACCCAAAATATAAAAGGCTTTGACTATCTATTAAACCTGTCGTTGGCACAACTCCTCCTGTAGATGGTTGGTTTTGAATTACTCCTGAAATTAACGTACCACCCGAAGCATTAAAGAAGGTTACCTTTAGATAGTTGGGATTATCACTCCCTACGTCATCTCCGTTTAAAAAGGCTAAAGCTCCAAACTGTTCGTCTCCTACCCATTGCTGGTAAGTCCCATTTATTAGGGGTGCGTCCGTAAGTAGTTTTCCAAAACGGTCTACAAGAGCATAATTTGCTACAAGGTTAGAAGCGGAGCTTAAAGCAAATTGCCTATATGTAGCGTTGGTTAATTTTACAGAGTCGGTTATTTGGTTTAAAAACAAAGTCGGAGCGTCCCCAGAGATTACGGAAAACTCATACCCAAAATTTAACTCAAATGTTTGTATCGCTTTTGCATTCGTAGAGAATAGGGTAGCTATACTATAACTATTATCGGTTAAATAATTACCTAGTCTCCATGGGTTTTCATCTTGCTCTACGTAAGCCATGAAAATATCATTAAAAGAAAACGCTCCACAGCTTGCGTTATTAGGCAGTTGCTTAAACGTCCCTATTACTGCTGAGTTTACAGTAATCTGACATACATATCTATATCTTTCTTCGGATGTATTAAGGTCGTCGTAGACTACGGCAAAGGCAGGATCGCGTGTTCCTGCTAGAGCAGCTAGAGGTTGTTCGAGTGTATACGTCATCTTTTATATTTCTAAATTTACCATTATTTCTGGAGGCAACTTACCCTCTGTAAAAACTGCGTAATCTTCTCCAAGAGCATCTTCTATTTTCCCTCGGCTTTTCTTCCATACACGTTCAAATGCTGACGAGTAGAAATAGGAGGGTGCTATACCATTTAGGTAAATAGACCTGCTTATTGCTCGGACCATTTCTTTCCTTTTAGTAAACCTTCCTTTTTCATCTCGGATAGGTCCAACAGGCTTTTGTATTACCCACTTATCTATCGCACCTCTAAGTGTTCCTTTTCCTTCAAAATTTCCTGACCCAAATTTAAAGGGAGACTTAGGAGCTTTAGCTGAACTTATCAATCCTTTCACCCCCCAGTTTACAAACTTCCAGTACGAGGCGTTTGGAGCGTCAAATTCTATATACACAATATCCATGTTGTTGTCTGCTATTGTATAGGTCAGAGACTTAGATAGATTTCCTGTAGAGTTTTTCTTTTGGTCCTTTAGGTTGCTTTGCCCCACTTTTACCACTTCGTTTCCGAAGCGTTTTAAAGCGTCTGCTAGGTACTTAAACTTCATAGGTGACTCTACACCTGCCCACGAGACGTTAAGTTGTATAGAGGGCATCGCATAGGTTTAGAGCGTTAGGTACTCGTATATCAAAAGAACAGCTCCAACCAGTAAGACTATTATCGAATCTTGCTGAAAAAGCATCGCAAGAAATAGGTAGGGTAAATCCATACGTGTCAGGAACTAACCCTAAATTTACTGCTACTGAGTTTACATTGAGGCTAAAAGCTGCGATTACATCCTGCATAATTAAAGCAGTTTCTGCAAAGACCTGCGTTACTACAGTCTCGGTTTCCTCTATTACAAGATCGGCTACCGTCACCTCGTAAGTGAATACGGTGACACCTGCATCT